AAAGGAAAATCTGATGGAAAAAACTAACCGATTACCCGAAGAAATAGCACGAACCCTCATGAGCGATCCCGCATTCAGCATATGCCTAGATCGCAGCCTTGAAGAACCAGAGCTAATTGCTCAATTCATCCGAATATACGGCGTGGAATTACCGAGACAGCCGCGCAATCCAGCCGAGGCGATGGTGGACGAAGCCACCGGCTACCGGAAAGAAACTTTCGACAAATTCTTCACAGCTTTCATCCCGTTTGTACACCGAGCGGTTTACCTGCCGCTTTTATCAAAATTTAGCGCCGAACATCCAGTGAAAGGGGAATTCTGATGAATTACGACGACGCAGTTGAATATTCAGACGCAATGGAATGGCTTATCGAACACTACGATGAATTCCCTCGCCAAGTTCCGGGCGGTGCGGAAAATCTCAGTCGCAATGTCTCCGGACGGATGTTCAAAAACTGGCGATGGGTGCTGACGCTTGATATGGAATTGGTATTTGCCAACTGCATTCAGCAGGGGATCACAAAGCAGGATTTCGATAGCCGCAAAGCAGAGGTGATGGCGTGATGGACAAATCATTATTCAGAATTGGCCTCCCCTTGCTAATCGGCTTCATGTGGGGATTCGTAATATTTTCACCATGGCCTAATGAAGAAGCATCTCTTAAAAAACAAGGTGCCATATCTGTTTATGAAGGCCAGACGAAGTGTGAAAAGGCTCTTGATACATGGGTATGCGTGACACAGAACGGAGGTCGTGATGGACACTAAGGCAGCATTTGAAAGAGAAGCTTTTGCACAAGAGAACGGCATGACCATGGAGTTTGTTAACTGGTTCTTCGATGAGAAGGCGGCTGGTTGCGGACAGGTCTGGTTCATGATGGCAGCGGCGATGTGGGAAGGCTGGACTGCGTCCCGCGCGGCAATCGAGATTGACTTGCCGGGGCAAGAAAATTATGACGACCCGCTATCTGCGCATCTTGCCATTAAAGACTGCGCAGAGGTCATCACCTCCCACGGAATCAGAATTAAGGGGAAGACGGAATGATTTGGATGCTATTGATAATTAATATCGGGACGGCAGGCGGTACTACATCAATGAAAATGAATGGTATTGCATCTTGCCAAAACGCAGCGCATGGAATTGAAAAGATTAGAGGCACCCCAACATCGCAAATAAAGTATATCTGTGTAAATGGAGTCACTGGCGAAACAATCGAGGTAAGCCATGAATAACGATTTAGAGCAGTTCAGTGAAGAAAGGCTGAAAGAGATTGCCAATTTTGATGAAGACGCCGGGCTTTATCCATCAATTCGACAATGCAAAGCACTCGCCCGCATAGCCTTATCAGCAAAGCAGGCCAAGCCTGTTAACTCTCCGTGCGAAAAATGCAACGGTTCTGGATTTATGGATAGCGGCGGAACTCAGCCTTGGGGTGAACTAATTAGTGTTCAATGTGATTGCACCACTCCACAGCCAGCCCATACAGAGCAGGTGAACTCTCCGGTAATTCCGGATGGTTGGAAGCTGGTTCCAATTGATCCGACAGAAGATATGATCGTCAACGGCTTCGAATCAGAACCAGACGAGACATTCAGTGATGATGAGGTTTGGGAAGCCTATGACGCCATGAGCGGATGTCAACAGGCAGCGCACCGCGCCAAGTTATGCTGGGCTGCTATGCTCGCCGCCGCCCCTAAACCGGAGAGTGAATGATGCAGAAAATGGAATCATGCTACCGGTGCGGAGAGCGGAAAGAGGCTGATAAGTTTCGATCCGGGCAACCATATTGGCATCGGTGGTGCATTCGCTGTGAAGCAACTCCCATAGGCTCCATGCCTATCAGGGAAACCTCAGAACATCGGAGGCAATAGTGACCAAACAAACCTACCAATTACGCAACGAACAAATCCTCAGTAACGCAATAAACCACCTCCGCAACACTCCGCTTAATCCAGACAAACCATTCATCGTGACCATCCAAGAGCGCACCCGCTCACTGGAGCAGAATGCACGTTTATGGGCGACTTTGTCTGATATCAGCGAGCTGGTTAACTGGCATGGTCGAAAGCTCACCACAGAGCAATGGAAGCACATTTTCACCGCCGCGCTAACCAAACAGGATGTGGTGCCGAATCTGGCCGGTGATGGCTTTGTCGTCCTCGGGCAGTCAACCAGCAAGATGACCGTTGGCGAACTCAGCAACCTGATAGAGCTGATTAACGCATTCGGGGCAGAGCAGGGTGTCAGGTTCAGCGAAGAATCCAGGCTCGCAATTGAGTGGGCAAATCGCTGGGGTGAATCAAACAAACTTAAGCAGGTGGCGTAATGACAGATAAATCGAACACACCAGCCGAGCACAAAGACAGTTGGAGGACTCCGCCGGAATTATTTTCCGCACTCAATGCAGAGTTCAGCTTCAACCTTGATGCCGCAGCCAGTCCGGAAAACGCGCTTTGCCGCCACTTCATTACTGAGGAACAGAACACGCTGGAAACATCGTGGAACTGGGTCAGGCCAGACATTCCTGGATACGTTTGGCTAAACCCACCATACAGCGATGTAAGCCCATTCGTTAAGAAAGCCTCTGAGGAAAATCATAAGCACGGCATTGGCTGCGTGATGCTTCTCAATGCTGACACATCAGTAGGCTGGTTCCGTGAAGCAATTTCTACTGCCCACGAAGTGAGATTCATCACAGGCGGCAGGCTTGCGTTCCTGAGTGCTGAAACAGGCAAGCCGGTATCAGGCAACAACAAAGGGCAGATGCTGATTATCTGGCATCCGTGGCCTCGCACCAATTGCGAGATGAAAACCATCGATCGGGATGCGCTCCTGTCATTTGGGGCGCGACTGATTAAGAGGGGCAGCATGATGGGAAAAGTAAACGTCGAACGCACAAACGAATACCGTCAAGTTGTGCAGCAATACATCACAGAGCATCCCGGCAGTCAGACCAACCAGATAAGCAAAATCCTTCACGTAGGCCATCGTCGGGCAAGCACTATCCTGCTGATGCTTTCCAACTGTGGCGATATTTACCGTGCCGGTCACCACAATGTCACTCGCTACTGGATAAGCGCGGCAGCCTGCAAGAAAGACGGAGTTTGCGCTGACGCCGAGCAGGAAACCTTTGATAGCAAGAGTAAAGCCACCAGCTCCCGATACAACCAACACAGGCGCACTTCTTGCAGCTCAATGGTTTTCCTCAGCAGACGCAGGCCAGAAGGCATTAACACCATCTTTGAGGAGTGCAAGCGTAACAGCCAGATATTGCCGGTGCTTCAGGTGATGGCAGCAAGGAGAGTGGCATGAAAAAGTATCTAGTGTCGGGGTTGGTATTTGTTTTGTGCTGGCTGGTTGCGGCATCACTTTACGTTGCTGGCAATGGCTTCGTCGTCGTATTCGGGCCGATGTCATTTTTTCTTGTAATTTCAACATGGAGCTACTCTGTTTTGTTCACTGCTTGGGTGTTTTGCATGATGAAAGACGCGGAGAAAGGCCATGGCTAAATCAACGTGGTTCCAGCATGACCTCATGTCCACCAAGCAAGCCGAAGACCTCATCAAGCAGTACACCCTCCGAAACATCCAAACGCAAAAGCAACTATCCGCCGATTACACAGGCTGGTACGCCTCTGCTTTGTTACCCGAATTCAAGAATCAGCCAAGGCAAAGCAGCGTCTGGCAGAACCCTATGTGGAGATAAATCATGGTTGACGAAGAACCAGTCTGTCTTGGCTGCGGTGTACCGCTCAGCCCAGATGAAAATTACTGCTGCGAAGACCGCACTGATTGGTGGGCGCTTAACGGTGTCGAGGTTTCTGAACACCTGAGGAGTGAGAGTGATGAAAATTCCTGAAAAACATTCTCCAAAAAACTACCCATCCGGTAAATATCTTGGGGATTGTCGCTCTTGTGGTGAGTCTTACTTGGGTGAAAAAAGAAGCAGATTGTGCTTCGAGTGCCATTCCAAATCAAAAGGGGAGTGGGATGAAATTACCCAGAAGCCGTAACTGCAAAATATGCAAAAAACGCTTCAAGCCAGCCACTCTGTACGAGTGGTGGTGCAACGAAGAACACAAGGAAGAGCTAATCACCAAGTTATCAACCGAAGCCAAACAGAAGCGCATACAGGAGCAGGAACGAAAGCGAAAGGAAACCACACAGCAGGAACGACGAAGCCTCAAGATTCGAAAGCTCGCAGTAAAACCCCTCAGTTACTTCGCAAAACAAGCCCAAACCGCCTTTAACGAATACATCCGCACCAGAGATGCAGCAGACCCTTGCATCAGTTGTGGGCGATTCCATGACGGCCAGTGGCACGCAGGACATTTTCGGACGGTAAAGGCATCGCCGGAAACCCGCTACGACGAGGACGGATGCCACAAGCAGTGTATGCCCTGCAATCACCACCTTTCCGGAAATATTGGCGAGTACAAGCCGCGCTTGATAGCAAAAATCGGGCAGGAGGCGTTTGACCGGTTGATGGGGGTACACCCGTTAAAGAAGTGGACGCGAGAAGAATTGCAGGAACTGGCAGCGCACTACCGGCAGAAAACCCGTGAACTGATTAAGCAACAGGAGCAGGCAGCATGACCCCACTCATCACCAAAATACTCTCCCTCTTCAAACCCATACATCCAGTGATAGCACCCACCAGCATTCAGTCGTGGGATGCCCAGCCTAAGCGGAGAAAGAAATGAAACTGGAATCGATATCGAAATACTTCTTTGCGAAAGGCACGATGATCAGCGACTCACCACGGGCAACCGCTTCGGACGCTCTCACCGGAACTGACATCATGGCCGCTTTAGGGTTGGCAGACCTCAAAAGCGGCTTTGGATTAGATTTGTTCTTAGCGAAGATGGGGATCAGCAAACCAGATAAGGCCGTGGAAAGTCTCTATCAGTTTGCTATCAAGCAGGTTTACCAATGCAAAGCAGTATCACAGCTCGAAGATGATATTAAACATCACGTACTGCAAATACTCGCAACTTTCGCATATCAGGATTACTCCAGGAGCGCGGCAAGTGTCCGGACGTGTGATTCCTGCGCCGGTGAAGGCTTCATTAAGGCAGAAGTTTTCACCATGAAATCTGCGTTCGGAGTCGCTAGGCCTGAAGATTTTACAGAGATAGTTCGTGTGAGTTCAAAGCTTCCATGCAACGTAGCTGTGGAAAGAAGCGAGGTCGTGCGGATCATCTGCAAAGAGTGTCATGGCAAAAAAGTAATCAGCAACGCTTGCCGGTGTCACGGAAAAGGGCAGGTTATGGACAAAGAGCAGACTGAATTGCAAAAAGTCCCCGTCATGAAGGATTGCCCAAAGTGTGATGCGCGTGGATATGTTCGTCTGAAGTTCTCAAATGTGCTTAAGGCAGTACAGACGGAAGCGCCAAATATTGGCAAGACAACTGGCTATGACCACCTGAAGCCATTCTTTGAGATGTTAGTAAGCCAATGCCACAAAGAGGAGGCTTATGCGGAGCAAATGCTATCAAGAGTCACTGCAAGAGAAAAGATTTCTGCATAATAACCAAATATTGAAAGTCAGCTATTGCAACCTGCGGAAAAACGGACTAGGGTTCTCATAACACTAGAAATCCGTGAATCTGTTACGGTGAGTGAAAAGCATAATGAAGCCACTGGTTAATAGCCGGTGGCTTTTTCGTATCTGCACATCAGGTAAGAGCTGTTGCGGCGAGACGGATAGATTCGCAATGCGAACTTTCGCGGTTGAGCGGACAGCTCTTTCCGATGTGGTGACCACGCTGAATCAGGCCGGTAGTCAACACGGCTATCGCGACTAACTACCTGCAACAGATTACCACCACACGTCAACATCTGGTTCGCCGGGCGATGGCAGGTCTCCAAAACCTCGCTGACAAGGTTCGACTCCTTGACTGGATGCCACATTTTAGAAGCTCGCATATTGCGGGCTTTTCTCGTTTTAGAGCCCGACCAATCAGCCTATCACTCTCTCTGACCATATTTGGTCGAGGCTCTATTCTTCCTGCGACTACAGAAACACAGCCCATTTAAACGATGGGAGCGGAAATATGAGAATGGACAAATTAACGACCGGAATTGCCTACGGGGCGGCTGGGTCAAATACAGGCTTCTGGCTTTACAGTCTGTTGAATTCATTCAGCCCCGAACAGTGGACGGCTATCGGAGTATTGGGTGGCCTTTTCTTTGCCCTGATCACTTGTCTGATAAACGTCGGCTTCAAGATTTGGGATAGAAAACACAACATGGTGAGACGCGACGAGGATTAATCATGGCAATGTCACCGGCGCTTAAGAAAAAGATTATTGGCGCTGCCAGTGGCGGGGCTATCGCAATTGCTACGTTGATGATCCCGTCGCTTGAAGGTGTCAAATACAAGCCTTACCAAGATGTCGTTGGCGTCTGGACTGTCTGTTATGGGCACACCGGGAAAGACATCATGCTTGGTAAGACGTACACCGACATGGAATGCAAGACTCTGCTCGACAAAGATCTGAGAACCGTCGCATCCCAGATAGACCCTTACATCAAAAAGCCAATTCCAGATAATACGCGAGCTGCGCTTTATTCTTTTGCGTACAACGTTGGCGCGGGAAACTTTAAGACATCCACGTTGCTTTATCGACTTAACCAGGGTGATACGGCAGGAGCTTGCGACCAGTTGCGTAAATGGGTTTATGCAGCCGCCAAGAAATGGCAGGGTTTGGTAAGTCGGCGTGAGGTTGAGCGCGAAGTCTGCTTAATGAGGTGAGCATGAACTGGTTACGCATAAGCATCACAGCGGCCTTCGCTCTCACGATCTGCGTTCTTCTCTGGGCTGCATTCCATTACTACGGCAAGACCATCAGCCAGCAATCAGAAATCTCAGTAGCGACCCAAGCCAAGGATCAGGCTGAGTTCGTTGCAGAAAACCAGTCACTGACCATCGGCATTCTCAATACTCTCGCAGAGGCAAATATCAATGCAAAGCAGACAATGCGGAGTGATATTGAGGCGCAGATTGTCACCATTCAGGCGGCGATTAAAGACGATGCCTGTACTGATAAGCTTGTTCCTGTTGCCGCTGCTGACAGCCTGCGCAGGCAAGCAGACGGTTTACGTAAAGACTCCGCAAACTCCACTACCGGCAAGCCTGCTGGCTGATTACCCAATCCCACTTATTCCTGACCCGCTTCTATGGGGGCAATGCCTGACGCTCAATGCTCAGCTACTTGAAACACTGGGAGAGGCAAACAGGGATAAAGCAGATATTCGAAAAGCAGAAGAGGCCAGACAGAAATGATTAAGCGTTTTCTCGCATGGCTGCAAAGCATCTACATCAAACCGGCAGTAGCCGAAACCCAAGAGAACACTCAAATGACCGATACAACAGCAGACCTGACAGCAACACCAGAAGAAACCACCCAAACCGAAGTGGATGTGGTTCTGGCTAAATTAAAAGAACTGGTTACAGCGGCGGGCGCTCAGGCACACGTAGTATTCGATGATCTGGCGGCACTGGCAAAGAAATTATCCTGAAGTAACAACAAGCCGGTCATCTTGTCACGCCCTGATGTTAGCTATGAAGCGTATCCTCCCGTGGAGCCCATCAGATAAGCGCAATGACTAACGCAGGGTTTCAAGCCGGAAGGCTAAGTTTTCCCGACATAGTTGCAAACGTCAGGCGGCGCGGAAATAGGGCGTGACATTCTGAGAGAAGAAACCTTTTTTATAAAATTCTGCAAAAGGCATTCACTGAGTGCCTTTGACAGAATAAACACACTGAATTATCGGTTGATGGTCTCACCATTGCCGAGGGTTATATCTATCTGACTAGCAGGAAATTCTAAATGATAACCATGCTGAATACCCCGCACCCGCATCAGTACGCAGGTTTAAGCAGAGAACAGGCCAGCGTTAAAGCCCAAGAGCTAGCAAAAGTGGCCGCAAAAACAGGGCAAACGGTGCTGTTATTCAATCACCTGAAATATCTGGTTCCGATTATTAATCAATAAGGCTTTCACAATGGCGACCGAAAAGAAGATGGGACGCCCGACTGACTACCTTCCAGAGGTGGCTGAAGACATCTGCAATTTGCTCATGCTGGGTGAGAGTCTTCGCTCAGTTTGTAAGCGTCCGGGAATGCCTGCCATCAGGACTGTTATGTACTGGTTGCAGAGACACGAAGACTTCATGCAACAGTACGCGCGCGCACGCGAAGTTCAGGCTGAGTTGTTGGCCGAAGAAATTATTACGATTGCAGATGACAGCAGCGGTGACGTTATCGTTGATGAAAATGGCAACGAACAGACCAACCATGAGCGCGTTGCTCGCTCCCGCCTGCGTGTGGACGCCCGCAAGTGGTACGCATCTAAGTTGGCACCTAAACGCTATGGCGACAGAGTGACTCATGAACAGAACATCACTATCACAGACTTAACGGACGCAGAGCTTGATTTGCGCCTTCAGGAGCTAACCAATGCACAATCTCAGTCGGGAGAAAAAGATTGAGCTTGTCAGGCTCCTTGAAGAAAAGAAACGCAGAAGCAACGTTTACCGATATCGAACCTATTACGGCTCTCGATATCCATGGCAGAAGCGTTTCATTGCCAATACCAAAGAGTTCTCACAGGTCGCACTGATAGCAGCAAACCGCGTAGGCAAGACTGACACCGCAACCTATATCGACGCCATTCATGCGATGGGTGATTACCCCGACGGCTGGGCTGGGCACAAGTTTGAACATGCTCCGCTGATATGGGTGCTGGGATACTCTGGTGAAAAGTGTCGTGACCTGCTTCAGGCTCCGCTGATTGGACGCAAGACTGACAACGGATGGGAAGGCGGATTAATCCCTGCTGAACTGATTGTTAACGTTGAGCCAATGACAGGCACGCCAAACGCAGTGCGCTCTGTCTACATCAAACACAAATCAGGCGGCACAGCAAAGATTCAGTTCTGGTCTTACTCACAAGGCCAGCACGCACTGATGGGTGACAGCGTTGATTGGTTTCACATCGACGAAGAACCC